CTCCGGAGGACCTTGACCAAAGTGGTCGTCGCCCGAGCAGACGAAGTGCCGCCAACTCGCATTGGAGGGCCCGTCTGAGAGACGAATGCGTTCAAGGAACGCTTCGTCCGGCGCATCCAGCATATTCCACTGGTAGCGCATGAAAGCCTCGTACTCTGCACAAAGGTTGTGCAGGGTGAGGACTGCTTTCGCACCAGGGTCACCCATTAAGATGCCCCTGGTCGTTGGCCGATCCAGGAACCGGTGCCTTGCACCATCCTGGTCGTGCTCATAGACTCGGCCGCAGGTAAGTACCTGCGCGCAAAGTCCGAAGTATCGGTCGGACTCCCGACCGATACCTCGATGGAATCCCGCGAGCATTGCTCGCGAGTATTCCAGCGTACAGAAATCTGTCGCAGTCGTAAGATCCGAACTTAAGAAGTGGACCTTACGCGGGCGGGTGCGGCTGTTTAACCGCTTCACCCACTCGAAGAGCTGCCACCCTCGGGTAAGACCCGAAGTGGCACTCGGATGGAGCTTCAACATAGCAACTATGTGATGGCACCAAGGTTGGAGGAGGATTGTTAACCAATCCTCTCCGACGGTGACTACCCGGGACTTTGCCCCGGGTTCGCCAATCGCACTCGGTCGGATAGAAGGCAATGCCGCTCTCCTTGACCGGTCGATAAACTGCTCGGGAGTGAGCTTCTCACCCCTGAGCCTGATGGGATTCGCCTCATCGGCGAATGGACTTCCGGCAAGGACACCTTGCCTAAGTCCCTCCTCGATGGACCACTGAAGTATTTGGTACCCAGTGGTCTCATCAAGACCGAAGATTGGATCCGACAATTTAAAATTGTCGAAGTCCAAGTTCACACGATCGTCGGACTCTCCGGCCTCGTGTGAGGGCTCGTGGCGCAGGCTTTGCCTGCACATGGTCTGCCATACAGGAGTACCGGAAATTTTCCAGTAACTCCTGTTGAACCAAGTCGTTTCTAAAACGTCTTGGTCCGGGATCGTACCTGCCCAAGATCGGTATTTCATACCGACCTCGTGAGCACGACCTCCCTCCTGGACGCTCGAGTCGATTGAAGCACTCGACGTGAGCGACAGGTGGCCGTTGGAGAAGTGTTTCTCCTTTACGGCCAGATCGCCGACCATCTTTCCTACGAAGTAAGAAAGCCGTTCGAGTATCCTTGCTCGAACGGGGCTGATCGCCGGCTCACTAAATAGAGTCTTCATGTGAGACATGAGGGACTCTTGTCTAGTGACAGAGTCTCCAGCAGGAAAATTCCTGCTGGTGACCAAATGACAGAGACGAGTGGCCTCAGCCTTCGTCTCTAAGCCCCGTACCGTGATTGGAAC